TTCGCGATCCTCTTGCCGGCAGGGCTGGTGCTCTTGCAAGCATAGCAACCGCCATCAGGTTGGCTTCGTGAGCATCAGCTCGGTGAAACGGCCGTCGTCAAGCTGCATCGCCTCCCGGACGCTGTAGGTGGACCCGTCCACTGTGATCGAGTCGCCGTACAGAAGGCCTCCAAACTCGGAAGTCTTCACCGTCAGCCTGTAGTCGGTGGTGAGGACCATCCCATCAGCCACCACCTGGCTGGGCATATCCAGAATGCCTTGTCCGATCACCGCCCCCGACTGACAGGTGACACCAAAGTCTCCAAGAAACAGGTCGAGATTCTCAGTGAAAGCCATGTCTGAATCCTATGGAAAACCCCAGCCCACTGCAGCAGGCTGGGGCTCTTGATCGGCCTGAGATCAGCCGTACTTCTTCACGCCCACGCCGTTGACGGAGTAAACGTGGGTGCCACCTTCCACAGACACGGCCTTCACGTAGCGGCGCATGCCGTCCTTGCTGACCACGATGGTCTGCTTGGACGCAGTGGTGCTGACCTGGCTAAACTGCACGGTGCCAGAGGCCTGCTCCACGCCATTGCGGGTGAAGGGTGCGGACACTGCGGCGAAGGTCACGTTGTCAGCGCTGTCCTGCAGGGTCACAGTGCAGGTGGAAGTGCCGCCAGAGGCCACATCCAGGACCAGCACAACGTCGCCGTCGTATTCACGCAGGTCGACGGAAGCGCCATCCAGGTTGGTGGTGCGGGAAGCGGTGGGGGCCAGGGCGAAATGCTCCAGCTTCTCCAGGTTCTGTTGGATCAGTGACATGGTTCAATCCTCCTCTGCGGGAGTGGGTTGTGCGGATTTGCGGCTCCTTTTCGGAGCTTCGGGCAGTGGCTCTGGCTCGGCCGCTGGCTCCTCTTCAGGAGCAAAGCACGCCTTGCCCAGGCCGACCAGCAGATTGGCTTCCGCCAGGGTCACCTCAGCGAAGGAGCCGGCCTGGACCGGCTCCCCCGAGATCATGACCGAGCGGACGATCTCGATCCTCATGGCGATCAGGTGCCGTAGCAGAAGGCGGCCGGCTGCTTCACAGCGAAGTCGACATCCTGCAGAGCAATGATCCGCACGGTGCCAGCAGTGGCGCCGGCGTAGGGATCCACGGTGAGATCCAGGCCGGACCACATGCCAACCACGAACTGGCTGAAGTCGCCGAACAGTGCGTCGTTCGACAGCAACTGGTTGGACACGATCACCGGGTAGCCGTTCACCTGGCCGTTCTCCCAGACGAACACAGCCTCGGTGCCAGCCTTGGAGGTGCTCTTCAGGGCGCCACGGGCAGAGGCGTTCATGATGTAGCGCAGGGCACCAGCATCGGCGTTGGCGGTGGCCACGTCGGTCTCCATCGCAATCAGCTGGGCAAAGGTGCCAGCGTTGGTCAGGGTCTCGGTGCCGATGCCGGTGGTGTTCACCAGGCCCAGGGGCTGGTTGGCAGAACCGGTGCCGTAGATGGCGGCGCGATCGAGCTCGAGGGCGATCACGCGGGCCAGGTCATCGCGCACCATGCGCTCCACGTCGATGGAGCTCTGGAGCAGCAGGCGGCGGCTGTAGTCAACGAATGCACCCACAGTCTTGGGGGTCATGTTGACCTGGTCGATGGCCTGCTGGCTCTCGGTCGGCGAACCACCTTCACCCACCCAGTAGGCGGTGGCGGCAGAGGTCTGGCGGGGGATGCTGATGTTGCCCTGCAGGCCGCTCAGCATGGTTACGCCGGCCTGCATCATGGCCATCCGGTTGCGAAGCAGCTCGATGAACGAACCGCTCAGCAGCTGATCGCTCACCAGGTTGCCGCCGCCGGTGGCAGCGCCCACGGTCAGGTCACGACGCAGCACCTCGTTGGGCACCACGATGCCGTTGGAGGAGCGCTCGTACTTCTTGGCAGCAGCCTCGCCCACTTCGATCTCGAAGGCGGCTTCGCGGCGGGCCTTGGTATCGCCAGGGTTGGCGAGATAGGCGAGGGCGCGGACGAAGGAGAATTCGCGGGTCTCCTTGTCAGAGAGGCCAAGATCGTTGGCTTTCTCGTCGGCGATTCGGTGCTCCACTTTGTTGCTGCGGGTGTCGATTTTCTCGAGGAAGGCAGCACGAGCCTCGTCAAGGCTGCGGCCACCGTCGATTAGCTCGCGGGCGAGCTCGGTCATGCCGTGCCTTTCGCCGAGAGCATTGATGGAAGCGATGCGGCTACGCTCGGCCTCGACGGCCTTGGACCGGATCACCTCCACGTCAGGGGTGGTGTTCTCCATTTGAACCTCAGGTTCTTGAGGGGTTGGTGATGCGGCGGGGGCCGCAGCGGCTTCCTTAGCGCCCTTGTCAGGCAGTTCGGAATCTTCAGAGAGCTCGGTCGAGCTCTCGTTCATACTATCGGGATCGCTGTAAGCGCGACCTAATCCAACAGAGTTGTCGGCTGGGATCGAAACCAAGCTGACCTCCAGGGGTGTCCACTTGGTGACGACAATGTTGCCGTCAAGTTCTACGGCGTCGTCAATCGAGTAAGCGAAAGAGACGTTTCTTAGGATCTCGTCGTCAACATCTTGGCGCTTTTCTTGCGCCATGGCATTTCGGCTCCACTTGATCTTGGTGTAGCCACGACGGTCATCACCAATAGATGCGCTCTTGACCACGCCGAGGACCGCGTCACGGTCATGGTTCCACAGGAACGGAGCTCCATCGTTGAGCCGGCTCAGATCCGCCGCGCCGGCTTCGTGGCTCAACACTTCCTTGCCAAACCAGCGCTCAACCGGCGACTCAGAGCTGAAGCTGAACTCCATCTCGTCGGAACCCTCGATCGCACGCAGGCTGGCGACGCCTTCGCGCTTGAGGACTTTGGCCCCGGACTTGCCAAGGCCGAGCTCGCGCAGGTCGACGTGGCGACGATTTTCGACTGTCTCTTCGTTCACGTCCTCAGAGACAGTCTCCGCCGGCTCTTGAGGTAGATCCTCTTCGGGCGCCTCGATTTGCTCTTTGACTTCGTCCATCAGTTAAGCGGCCCTTCTGGACGCTCGGATTGAACTTGTTCAACTGTAGTCGCCTTTTTGCGACGCGATCTTGCAGGGCGGCGGGGAGGCGCTTGCGTCGGACTCTCTTCCCCGCCTACCGACGACTCCTGTGGGGGCTCAGGGGAGGTCGGATTTAAATCGGCGTCCAGGTCGACGCCAGCATCAGTGGTTGCTTTCTTCTCGCGAGCCAGCTCGGCTACGTTTTCCTCAAAGTCGGTGCCAAGCTGCGCGCAGATCTGCGCCTTGGTCATGTAGCCGGCCGCTTCCATTTCGCGGTAGGCCTTCACTTCTTTGAGGGGATCAACCCACGCCCAACCACGCGCAAGCCACTTCGGGCTGTCATAGCGCTCAGGCCGCAACTCATAATCAGGCAGTGATAGTTCGCCGCTGAGAACCGCTACGTCGAGCCACTCGCGGTAGACCCGCAAATGGAAGTTTTCGATCAGATACTGCTGCACCACCTTCCAGTGGTCGCGATCCTCGAGCAAGCTCAGACGGCTGGAGCTGTAGTTCGTCTCGCTGAAGTCACGGCTCAGGGTCTCGTAGCTGCACCCGAAGCCCGATGCGAACCGCCGCGTCTTGGCGCGCACGAAGTCCTCATACTGGCCATCGGGTGAGCGCAGGTCCGGCACCGTGACGCTCTGGCCAGGGTCGAGGTACTTGAACACCCCAGGCTCGAACTCGGTGACCCGCTGGCCTTCCTCGACATCGTCACCCTCGAGCTCACCTTCGGGGCTTGTGATGAACCCCATCAGGCTGGCGGTCGAGCGGGCCCGCACCACGGCGGCCTCTTCGTAGCCGGCCAGCTGGTGGATGTCGGTGATCACCGGCGCGAACCAGGGTACACCCCGATGCTGATTCGGGCGCTCTGGGATGAACAGGTGGATCACGTCTTGCGCAGGCAGGAAGACGTGCTTCTTGCCCTTGTCCGGCACGCCGCTGAACCAGTAGTCGCCGGGGTGGCGCGTCAGGAAGGCGTACTGCACCGGGCGGCCGTAGCTGTCGATCTCGACGCCCATCCGCCACTCGTTGCCCTTGGCGCTCACCGCGCCGTTGTACTCGTCGTCGAGCAGATCGCTCTCGATGATCTCCAGGGCCAGCGGAATCTTGCTGCCGCCAAACGCCCGGCGATGGATCCTGAACAGCACCTCACCGCTCTCCGGCAGCGCGCCGGCGGCGAGCCACTCGAACATCTGGAAGGTGTTCTTGCCGGACACGTCGCAGTGATCCCTTCGGCACCACCGCTCCCACCGCCCCTCCAGCAGGGTGTTGATCCTCTCGTCGCGCTTGTTGCCGCGCAGCATCATCACCTGCGACTGCATCTTGATGCCGGCGCCCACCACATTGATCTGCGTGGTGCGCTTCGCCTGGCGCGCATAGGGGTTGTCTCGCACCAGCTGGCGGGATCGATCCCGCAGCTTTCTCAGGCTGGTGCGGATCTCGGCGTCAGCACTGGTGCTGTTCGAGATCCAGTCGCTGGTGAGGCGGCTGATGACCGCGCCGGCGTAGGTGCGGCGGCGGCGCACAGGCTGAGGCTGCGGCGGCCTGCCGAAGCCCAGGAACTGTGTGATCTGAGTGCGGAGTCCCATCAGCGTCCGAACCTCACATAGAGGCTATGAGGGTTGCCCAGGCCGTTTGCGATCATGGCCGCCTTCTGCTCGCGGGCGACTTCGGCCTTCAGCCGACTCTCCAGCGCCAGCAGCTCGGCCAGGTCGTAGCGCTTCAGGCTCCTGGTGCCGATGCGGTACTCCTGGACGGCGCCACCGCTCATCAGGCTGCGGATGGCGCCCTGCACCGACTCGAGGTCTTTCTGCGCCTGGCTGCGGCCGTCGAAGGCGCCCGGCTGCCCGGCGTAGGCCAGCGACGGCTCCACCAGCAGCGAGCCGGAGCCCAGTGTCGTCTTGGCCGCATCAACATTGGCGGTGGCCACCGCCTGCCAGTACCAGATGTCAGCAACAAAGCTGACCGTGGTCGCCGCAGGGATCGAGAACGTCCACCCGCTCCCATTTGGAGAGCCAACCACGGTCACCCCGGCGACAGTGGCGCCCTGGTGGTTGTGATTGGTGCGCAGGTAGTAGGTGAGGCCGTGAGTGCTCCCGTCGATCGGGGCGCCAAAGGTGTCGACCGTTGGGAGGTCAGCCCACACCACAGTGTCGCCAGCTCTGATTTTCGATGGGATCTTCACGGCCTCACCACTGGCGAACAAAACTCCGTTTCGGAGCCTTGTTTGATCTTAGCGGCGCCTTCTGCTGCCTTTCTACCGGCTTTTCGAGGCGCTTCTCCAGCTGATCCCAGATAGTTCTGCGGTCGTACCGCTGATACATGCGATTTAACGCTGCATATGCGTACACCAGTTCATCAAGCGCCTCATTTCGCTGGCTGGATTTCTTCACCCAAACACGCTCTGGGTAACCACGCACGAATCGAGTGATCTGCTTCTCTGCGGTCAGCTCTTCGAAATACTCCTTCCCGACCTCAGCGTAGAAGTGCAAATACCCAGGACCGGGCTCGTTGTGCTTTAGGCGCCCAAACAGCAGGCTCTTCACCGTGTCGCCGCCCACTGGGTACACCTCGGCGCCCTTCTTCAGCGCCTTGCCTTTGTAGTTCAGGTCAACCTTGCTGGCCTTGCCGATCGGTGGCTTGCCTTTCTGGCTCTGGCCCTTGATCGCGATCACGCCCATGTTCTTGCGCTCGCGGGCGTACTGGTAGACCTCCATCGTGTGGTGGCCGCCCGAGTCGATGCAGACCACATCTGGCCGCAGCTCAGCGCCCAGGGCATGCTTAAACGGCTTCAGCAGGATCTCGTCCAACTGCTTCCACGGCTCCGGCCGGCTCGGGTCGCCGTAGATCACCTGCCGGTCGATCAGCCATCCCTCTTCTTCACGGCCCCACGCCCACACGCTCAGACTGAGCCTGTTGTCCTGCACGTCGCAGCCGACCGTCAGCGCCGACGCCTCTGCCGGGATCATCTGCCGCTCATAGAACTCCGCCCGCTCGAGCAGGCTGTCGGCGCCCACCTTGGCCGCGTAGTCGTCCTCCCAGCTCTCGCCCAGCACCGTGTTGACGAAAGTCTTCAACGCCTCCGGGTCTGTCTTCGCCTCGAGGAATTCATCGCGCAGGTTGTCCCAGCTGGCGTTCGGGCTGTAGCTGTAGGCGGCCCAGACGTGAAACGAGGCGTGCTTGCCCTTGGTCGGTGCTGTCGCCCGCCACTCGCCGCGCTCCACCATCCAGCGCTTCTTCGAATGCGGGATCAGCACCCCACACTCCTCGCACACGTAATGCACCGGCGAGATGTCATCCTGCCAGCGCATGTGCGACCACTTCAAATACTGCATGTGGCCGCAGTCGGGGCAGGGCACGAAATAACGCCGCTGGTCCCCCTGCTCAAACAGCCGCTCGATTCGGCTCGCGTCCTTCAGCGTCGGCGTGCTGCCGGCGATGATCTTCCGGTTCCAGTAATACTCCGTCCGGCGGATGCCCAGCTTGATCTGGTCACCCTCGGGGCCGGCACTCGGTGGGTAGCCGTCCGTCTCGTCGAACATCACGATGCGACGGCTGACTCGGCGGAAGCCTCGCGGGCTGTTGGCGCCCACCAGGCCGAGCGTGCCGCCTGGATACTGCTTCTGCAGGATCGTGTTGGCGCCGTCCTTGGCCTTGCTCTCGCTCACCAAGCCGCGCAGCACCGGCACGTCGCGCAGCATCGGCGCGATCTCCTCCTTCGAGTAGCCCTGGGCGTCCTCGATGGTGGGCTGCACCAGCATCATCGGGCAGGGGTCCTGGTGGATGTGGAACGCGATGCAGGCGTTCAGGCACTTGGTGTACCCGACGCGGGCGCTCTTCATCACCGAGATCTGCTCGATCGCCGGATCGGTGATTGCATCCATGATCCCCTTCTGGTAGGGGAGCGTGTGCCAGCGCCCGGCTTCGGCGCTGCTCTCGGCCGATAAGTAGAAATACTGATCGGCCCATTGGCTGAGCGTGAGCTTTTCCGGCGGCTTCCAAGCTCGGAGCGCTGCTGCGGCGATGTCCGCGACCTCAGCCATCGCCGTTCTCCGCCAGCTCCTCGAGCGCTTCCCGGATGATGTCCTCCAGGATCGCAATCTGGTCTTGGGTGAGATCCGGGATCCGCTGCTTGGCCTTGCTGGGCACCCCGAGCACCTTGGTGCGGCTGATGGTCAGCACCTCCACCCACTTGGCCTGCACCTCGGCCGCCCGCACCAGCAGCCCTTCCTTCTCCTTCCGCTCCAGCTCGAGCAGCTCGGCCTTCAGGTACTCGGTGCGGGCGCGGCTCTCGTTGTATTCAGGGACAATGTCCTCTGGTTCTGGAGACGCCAGTGATCGCGGGCTTGGCTTGGGCCGTTCTGGAGGAAATGCGGACTCCCCTGCCGGCGGCTTCGGGCCGACGCCGACCTTGGCCATGGTCTTGGCGTACCAGTCCTCCCGCAGGGTCTCAGAGCGAAGCAGCTCACGACCGTCAGACGAGCGCACGACAGGAAGACGACCCTGCTTGATCGCCTTGTAGACCGCCTGCCGGGACACGCCCAGAGCGTCCGCTGCCTCTGACTTGGTGATGAGCGGCAAGGCTCGCCGGTGGTGTGAACCAATGTTACAGGTTTACAGTCTCGGAAGAACCGGAGACCAAGAACTCAGTCCAGCAGGCTAATCTGGTCGGTTGCCTCGTTGACGGGGAAAGGGGTGTTTTTGCGTGAGACGCATGGGACTTGAACCAACTTCGGGCGCTTGTGCCTAGGAAAAAAACGTGATCCGAATCTACCCGCGAGTCCCTCGGCCCGGAAGGACCCATCGTTATATGACGATAACGTTGTACCGTGGCAGTCGATCCCCGGCCTGCTGCAATTGCGACGCATTCTCAATAGTGGAGCGAGCCAATCGGCCGCGCGAAAGCATGCGAAAGCCCGCCGCGATTGATCGGGCGGGCGTAAAGAAAGGGCGACCAATTGGTCGCCCTTATGGTTCGGATTGTCGCGGCCGTCAGTCTGACAGCAGCATGATCAGGCCGTCGGGCAGTCTGACAATCGGCGCGTTAGGGAGAATGAACCCGCCTACCGCCGGATCGGCGCCCCGCGACCGTTTCGCTCTCAGGATGACAGCGACGCCCGCCGGATCGGCCCATCGATGGTCGGTGTCGTCACCCGAAACGGTCGGCATGGTCGCGGTTTTACCGTTGTGGCAAATCGCGACGCGGGCGGGCAACGGATCGCCCTTGCCCAACTCTATGGGGACGGCGATCCGAAAGCCCGCGCGGGCGGCCGCCATGGCGTCGCGGGCGGCCGTTGCGCGATCGGCGGCAAGCGACGCCGTAACGTCGAAGCCCGCCGCCCGTTGCGCGATCAGTCCAAGGGGACCATCGGCGGGCGCTTTCGAATATTCATAAAGGCGAACTGATCCGAATTCGGCCGCAAGCGATAAAGCGTTGGCGATCGTCACGCTTTCGCCCGGTACGGTGTCGAGACCAAACCGCCGACGGATCGCGACGGTTTCGGCGGGCGAAAGGGCGAACCGTTGCAAGTGCCAGGCCATGTCATCTGTGCCGCGCAAGCGAACCGCAAGCGGCAGACCATCGGCGGCCGCTTTCGCCCATTGGCGCGCAATCGCCCATAGGATCGCCCGCCCGTAGGTTGCCGGTTCGGCGATCATGGCAAGCGTCCGGCGACCGCGCGCAGTCGCAACGGCCGCCGACAATCCGCCATGGCCAGCCCACACAAGGCAAGCGTTGGAGCATCCGGCGGTTGCCCATGGGCAACCGTTGTGGCGCATCGCGGCGGCCGTTGTCCCGGTTTCGGCGGCAAGGGCGGCAAGGGCGGGCAAAAAGCCGCGCGGGGCGACTGCCGAGCCGTTGCCAGGATTGATCGCGGCCGCAAGCGCGCGCGCGGGCAACGTGTGATGTATCACCGCACGGGCGATTGCGGCACCTTTCGTTAGTTTCGTGTTGCTATCAGTCAGCAGACCGTCAAGTGAAAGGTTGAACCGGGAAAGCATCGCCGAAATATCGGCGGGCAAGCTAACGCGGGCGGTCGCATGGGAAAGCATGGCAGGAAAGGATAAAGGCGGGAAAGGATAAAGCGATTGATCAGCACCAGGCCTGAAAGGCGACTGTAGGTAGTTTGGCTGCGCCCCATAAAGGCTGTGAATCGGCGACCGCCCCAACGGTCGGGGCGAAAGCGGCGGCGGCCGTTGCATGCGGATACTGGCAACCACTGGCAACCGTTACGGTTCGCGAAATGCGGCGACCGCCGATGGTCGCCCATGCGCGATAACGATGATCTGCAGTTCGGCGGGTTCTGATGATAATTGGAAACATGGCGACAAGTGCTAGTGGCGATCTGAGATAAGCCAGCGCCCGATAGGTGGAGCGGGCGGGATCAATCCGGCGGCGATGGCCCGGCGGCGGGTATCGGCGGCCGCAACTTCAGCCGAGTAGCGGGCGACAATCGCCGCCATGATCGGATCGGGCGAACCATCGGCGGCCGTGCTGACAAGGGCAACGGGGCGACCTTGTGGGCCCAAGACGGGCGCAAGCGGGCCAAAAAGCATGGCAGGCTAAGCGGGGCGATCGGCAGCCAACCTGAGAGCGGCAAGGGCACCGCTCAGCCATTCGAAAGCCTCACGATTGGAAAGTGAGTAAGCGTGCGCGCGACAGCCGCCGGACGTGTTCGCTATTTCATAGACGTTTAGGCCTGTCAGTGTGCCGACCAAGTGGAGGCAACCGATCTGCGCGCGGCCGTCTACGTAGCATGCGGACGGGCGACCAAGCGCTTCATTAAGTCGACCCGTAAGGGTCTCGAGTTGCTTTCTGGTGATGCGTGACATAGCAGGAAAGGATAAAGGGCGGGAAAGGTCAGACCGGGCGAACGCGCAACGTAGCGGCGGGATCGATTCGCTCCCACATCGCAAGAAAGCGGGCGGCATCGGCGGCGGTGCGCGGGGCGCCGATCAACTGCCAACCAGCGGCCGTTCCGCGATAGCGGGCGACTTGGACAAGGGCGGGCGCTGGGCGATTGAAGAAAGCGCGAAACATGGCAGGAAAGGATAAAGGGCGAAAGGGCGGCCGCTGATCAGCGGCGGCGGGCGGCGGGCGTCAGAGCATCGGCGGCGGTTGCGAGCGTCAGAGCACCGCCGGCAGCCGCCATGGTGGCGAACCACACGAAACCGGCGGGCGATGCCGCGCGGTTGCCATCGACGGGCGCAAGCGCGAAAGCGGCGGCCGCGCAACCGGCGGCAAGGGCGGCCGACGTGCTGATCAGGAAAGCATGCGGGCGGGAAAGCATGAGAGGCAAGCGATAAAGGGCGACCGTTTCGGCCGTTGTGGAAAGCATGCCGGCCGATCGGCACCTATCCCATAGGCAGTGTGCCAGTTCCCGGACTGGCCTAGTTGCCTGGCGCTTTCGCCCCGTTGCGACCGTGTGGGCAACCGATCCGGGCGGGCAACCGTCAGGAGAGGCAACGGGCGCCCGCGCGAACCATACGGGCGGGCGATCCGTCAACCGATCGCGGTAAACCGTAACGGGGCGCGCGGCCGGCGGGTTAGCTATTCAAACCACGCAGGCGGCAAGAGTAGCTAACCGCTCGAGCAAGCTATTCTAATAGTTAACTCAGTTAGCTATTAGAATAAAACAGCACTGTTTTAGTTAATTGTACAAATAGTACAAATGTACTAATAGTACAGATGTACTACAGTACAAATGTATTATAATACGTATGTACTACCGCTAGTACACATGTACGGGTATAGCAAGAATTTCCATAGAGGGGCCGGCCTAAGAAGCCGCCCCTGTTTCGTGTGCAAAAACACCCTTAAAAAGCCGACCCCTTGCGAGTCCCTAAAAAGCCGGCCGCTCGCGAGTCCCTAAAATTCTTGACCATTCTTCGGGACACCAGTCATCGCAAACTGCCTTGAGTTCACTGTTGCTCAGAGAGCCTAATTCAATGCGAACTTCGTTAGCTTGATCTTCGCAAATGTGCCCCACCTCGATCATCGCGTCGACCAAGGACTCGATGACGGCAAAGCGCTGCTCGATGGTGATGTAGGTGCTGGCCATCAGATCAGCCCCAGCAGACGCAGCCAGGAATCGTCGGCATCGTGCTCGACGATGGCACCAGCAGGGGTCTCGCAGACGCTGTCCAGGGTCCAGCGCTCGACCTCCTCCATCGAGGGCACGGGCCACCAGCGGCTGTGCCAGCGCAGCTTCAGGAGCTTGGTGCCGTCCTTGCGGGTGAAGCGGCCCACGACGCCGTTGCGCAGCAGCTTCTGGGTGGTGCCATCGGGCAGGGTGATGGTGTTCACCAGGGCCTTGGGCACCAGCACGTCGTCGCCCTTGCGCTGGATGTTGACGGTGGCGGGGAACTGGAGTTCTTCGGTGATCATGATCAGATAGGAGATAGAGGGGCGTAGGAGCGAATGCGGCTGATGCGGTCGGTGTGATGCGAGCGCCAGGCCGGCTCGATGCCGGCAGAGCGGCAAGCCTTGATCAGACTGGCAGCGTCTTGGTCTTCCTCCAGGTAGACGTGGTCACCACGCTCGTAGGAGAAGCAGGTGAAGGCTTTGCGCCACTGAGCGCCGATGATGCGCTCCAGGAAGGCCTTTTCGACCTTGACCCATAGGTGACCAGGGTCGGCGTAGACAGTGAAGGTGCGGGTCTTCATGCCAGCACCGGTGCGGGGCAGCCGTTGGCGATCAGCGACCCAGCCAGACGCTCAGCGCTCTCAAGCACCATCAGGTAGTCCTTGGGCAGCGGCTGGTAGCTGATGCTGTACAGGTCGTTGCTGAGGCCGTGGGCGTCGACGTGCCAGCCAGCGTCGTGCAGTGCGCGGATGACGCGGCGGGTGTAGTCGCGGACTTGGTTGAGGTTCATGGGAGGCAAGCGATAAGCGGCTCGGTAGCCGATGTGCAAATAGTAAGCGGCCACCGGATCCCGGCAGCCGCATTCGTTACAAACCGAAACAATTAGCGCTGGGGTCGGGGGTCCAGGTGCGGCCGTGGGCGCCAGGTCTGGTGCGTGATCTCGTGCCACTTCATGTAGCGGAAGCTCGCGCCTAAGACATGGACATCGCCGTCTTCGTCGGCGTGTTGCGGGCCGGGCCGGAATTCGGCGCCATTGATCCAACCGCCGTATTGTCCCGGCAGCTCGCCGGGCGCAGCAGGGCCGCCGGCCAGCGTCAGGGGGCGCTTGTCCATCGCCGGCGCGGGGCGCCAGGCGCTGTTGGCCGTGATCACCTCAGGGGGCACAAAGACACAGTCACCACAAGTGGAGCGCGCTTGCACGTCGCCAGCATCGTCTGCGTGGCTGGCGTGCGGCCGGACGCACGCACCGTCGATCCACTGGCCGTTGATGCCAGGCAGGGAGGGCGGGGTCCAGTAGGTAGTGTGTCGCCAGGACATGCCCGGCACCACCATCCGCCAGTGGACCATTGTGCTGGCGTCGTGGTCGGGGTGGGTCTTGATGCTCACGTCGCCATCGCAGTCGCCGTCAGTTTCGGTTGGGCAGCGGTCAGAGATCCAGTAGGAAGCCATGTCAAGATTGGTGATGAGGTAGGTGATCAGCAGGAGCAGGAGCGGCTGGGGCGAGGGTCCTTGCTGGGCACTGGGCGCCACTCGTTGGAGCGTTCCACGCAGTCCCATTTGCGGAATATCCAGAAGCCCCTTGCTCGCACTTGTACGTCCCCGTCAGCATCGGCGTCGGCAAAGGTGGGCAGCACATCGCAGCCGGAGATTGGGCCTTCCTTGCGGCCGGGCAGACGACGGGCAGGCTCAGCCGCCGTGATGGGGCGGGTGTCTTTCTGGGGCGCTGGGCGCCAGATGGCGGAGCGGGTGACGCTGCCGACAGTTCGCCATTGGATCCATTGCAGATCCCCGGCAACAAGGACCTGCACCTCGCCGTCACTGTCAGCGTGGCACCGAGAGGGTAGCGCGTCGGTTCCTTTGATCCACTGGCCGTTGACGCCGGGGAGATTGGCCGGCGCGGTCCAGAAAACGGTCCTGCGCCATGGAACGCCAGGACCGACGTAGCTCCAGTGAACACAGGGGGGATTGTGGCGCGAGCCAGGTCGGGGCTCCATGCACACGTCACCGTCGGAATCGCCGTCTTCGGCGGTGGGGGGGCGGTCGGTAAACCAGGTGTGGTCGGTCATGTCTTCAAAACGAAGGGGAAGGGGGTGATCAGGCTTTGGCCGAGAGGGAAATGTACGCCTTGGGGCGATCGGTGGCGACGCCAAGCGCCTGCTCATCGAGCTGGAGCTGACGCAGCTGCAGGCCCAGGTTGTCGCACACTGCGCTGTAGGACCAGTTGTGGCGGTGCTTGCGCACGGCGGTGAAGCCGGCGAGCTCCATGCGGTCGAGGTCGTGACGCTGCATGTGGGCCAGCAGTACTTCACGGTGCTCGGAGAGCTCAGCCTCGAGGGCCTGGATCTGCAGCTGCAAGGCCTTGGCGCGGGCCATGCGGCGGCCAACCCAGCCTGTGGGGCTGTAGGCACGCTCGCGGCGGAGCTCGGCGGTGGGCGTGGTGGTCATGGTGCGCAGGTAATTGCTGAACGCCTCAGAACAGTAACCGCACCATGCACCCCAGCTGCGCAGTGCTGTCACAAATCGAAACATTGCCGCCTGGAGTACTGCTGCGTAGTAGACAGACCACGGGCTCGTATGCCTTGCGCCGGCCGACTGCCAGCAGTACAAGCGCACTGATTCGCCTTGCGCAGCTCGCTTACGCAGCGACTGAAAACCGACTGCCAGCCGCGTGCAAAATCGACTCAATAAAACCGGCTGTCAGCGAGTCCCCATGACTTCGCGCATTTTCTGCTCGACCAACTGCGGGAAGTAATCGCGAGCCAGGTCCTCGGTCAGGCCATAGAAGTCGTACTTCGGCGTGACACTGGGCGCCTCGGGCAAGAACTTGAACAGCATCGCGACATTGTCGTTCTTGCGTCGATAGATACCAGGCGTCAGCCGCCTACCGCGACCACTGCTTTCCGCTTGGCTGCGCACCGCAAAATACTCCTTCTTAGGCGCCCTCTTTCGGCTTTCGGTGTAGCGATTGACAAAATCGGTCATCGCGCCGATCGAGTACAGCACCTGTGTGTACTGGCCAGGCGTGATGTTGCCGTAGCTGTTCAGCCTGGCAGCGCTACTGCCCTTGATCGGCAAGGCGTATTCGTTGCTCTCCATCACGCCCTTACGGCGCAGCGCCTTGCTGAACCGCGTGACGTAGATCTGCTTGCGGCCACGCCCAGCCTCAACTGTCTGCGGGAACAGGTAGCGCGCCGGATCTTGCCCCTTAGCCCCGTCCTCGGAGATCCAGAAGCCCATCTCCAGCCGGTCTTTGGTGGACCTACTCCAAGACTGGTAGCCGTCTGAGCCCCATCGGGGGCTGTTGACCGTGAACGGCACAGGGTTGTTGAAGTCCCGAGACATCTCCGCCTGGTGGAACTTGCGGATCTTCGGCGCCATCTTGTTGAGCGCCCAAGACGCCACAAACGGCATCTGCACACGGCGGATGATGTCCAGATCCTGGATCAGGTCGTCGGCGTCGAAAACGATCGTGCGGCTCATGGGGCCCTCCTGAGAAAAAGGCCCCGGCGATCGGAGCCTGCCCTTCCCGGCCGAAGCGAGTCTAGCCGGGTCTCAAGTTGCGCGCATCCCTGACGAACACGATGCGGCGCTCCTTCGGCAGCCAGACCCTCCCAGAGGCCCCGTGGAGGCCATCCCAGGTCCCGGACGCCCATCCATACCCCATGTAGACCCTGCAGGGCACCCCACGGCCCCAGGCGGGCCAGCTGGTGAGGCTGCCGGCCAGACGTTGGTGATCGGGGGTGGGCTTGGGCATGGCGGCAGATTAGGCCTTGTAACGGCGTAACGCCCTGTAACGGTGACCGTTACGCCGAGATCCCAGTCCCTGACTGGCTTGTAACGTTGTAACAACTATATCTAATAAAGAAGATAGTAGTAGTAGAGCGGTGTGACACTGTCTGGGGGTCAGAGGGCCTGTGTGTGTCTATAGGGCTCTCTCCCGGCGCGACCGTTACACGTTACAAAAAAGTGAGATCCCCTGCAGCGCAAGGGATCTCAGCGAAACAAGGGTGTGACAGGTGTAACGGTTCAGCCCGTTTCGCGTGTCTCAACCGTCTCAAGTGGAACCAATGTTGCGCGAGCGACGCCACTGGCCGGGAAGCGCAGCGTGGTGCCCGACACGCTCGCACCAGGCACCCGGCGCAGGGCCTGCCGGTAGGCGTTCCCCGCCCACGGGGTGTCCCGCAGCAGCGCCTGCAGGGCCGTGCTGTTGTTGGAGACCGCCAGGTCCCCGGCTGTCACCTTCAGGCCGTAGCGGCCCAGGATCGTGGCCACTTCGTCGGTGCTGCCGGAGCTGGTGAACAGCACGCCCCTGGAGGCCAGCTGCACCAGCTCGAGCAGCGTCACCCGGCGCCCGCCATCCACCGGCACCATGGCCTGGAGGATGTGGTTCAGGCACTTCATCTCGTCGGCGTCGGTGTTGTCCACCTCGCGGCTCTCCCAGTCCATCGAGTCAGTCCACTGGGTGGCGGTGCGCAGGTCGAGCTCGCCGCCACCGCCGGCCTCGAGGGTCCAGGCGCCGGCCAGCAGGGTGCCGTACTGGTCGCCGAAGCGCTGCCCGAACCGGCGCGAGAGGGCCGCTGCCAGGGTCCTGGCGTTCCGGCGGACGGTGGGAATCTGGTGGATGGTGCGGGCCACCAGGCGGCGGCCGTTCTCCTCGGTACAGGTCTTGATGATCTGCTGCTCGAACTCGGCCCAGTCGCTCTTGTCCATGTGGTCTTTGCGCAGGGCCAGGACGCAGAAGCGATCGAGGTCGGCGCGCTGGATCAGGGCGACGTTGATCGAGGAGACGCAGAACATGGAGCGGATCTCGAAGGCGTTGGATCCGCCATTGGTGGTGCCCTTGTAGATCTTCCCGCCCTCGGAGCTGGCGATGCGGGCCAGGGCGAGGATGTTCTGGACCTGGAGCTTGTCCTTCAGCTCGTTCTGCTCGAGCTCGTCGAAGACCACCGGGATGGCGTCAGAGCGCAGCTGGCCGCGCAGTCCAGCCTCGGTGGTGCCGCCGGTGGCGCCCTCAAACATGCCGCCGAGCAGGGGCTTCATGAAGGAGCCCAGAATCGTCGTCTTACCGGTCCCCGCCCCGCCGGTGATCCAGATGTGCGGACGCCACTTCAAGGCACCGCAGACGGGCGCCAGGACGATCCAGCCGAGCAGCAGGTTGGCGGAGGCGGGCGCCTCCCAGCGGAAGCGCTCGGCGATGCAGCGCACGTCCAAGGCCACCTGGTCGGAGAGGGTGTCGCGGCCGGGGCCGTCGATCGCCTTGGCGTTCTCGTAGCAGTAGAGGCTCTGGAAGTTGCTGGGCAGCCTGGTGATGGGGTGCGAGCGGCCGTTGATCACCAGGCGGTTGCCGAGGTGCAGGATGACGCGATCGGCGTCGGCCCAGGCGCCACGGCCGCGCAGGCGAGAGGGGTCGTAGACGCCCTGAGCGACGCAGGCGCCCATGATGGCGTTCTGCGCCGAGTCCCAGTCGACCCGACCCTTGTTGTCGCCGAAGCCGCCGACCCACCACTCGAGCGGCGCGAGCTGGAGGAAGTGGGATTTGTTGTGCTGGGCGGCGGTGAGGGGCACCACCTGGCAGGCGGCCTTGGGCAGGTAGTAGTAGATGCCGTGATCGAAGCCCAGGGGGCGGAATGGGAGGGAATCGGCAGGTCCTGGATCGGCATCGAAACTGCAGAGATCCGGCTCCTCGTCTGGGATTTCAACTGGCCCAGGCTCAGGCTGCCTGCCGCTGGTGGGAGGCAAGTTGGGAGGCAAGTTGCGAAGCTCGGGCGGCCCTTGGCGGATGCGTCGCGGCGCCTGGTAGCCGTGCTCCTTGGCCCAGTACCAGAAGGTGCCGGCGGTGATGTCGCCGCCACCGGAGTGCGCCACCTGCTCGAGGCCCCTCCACTGCGGGGAGTGGCCGGACATCATCGAGATCGCGGTGTCGGCGCTGCCGCCGGCCTCCTCGACTGCCTTGATCAGACCCCAGAGGATGTTGCGGTAGATCGGGTAGGTGTTGCTGCCGGGCACCCGTGGTGGGATGGCCTGCAGGGCCCGGTGGATCTCGTCGAGTCCCTGGGTCTCGTAGTCGATGAATTTGCGGGCGGCTGCCTGCTTCTTCACCTGTTCGGGTTGCGGAAGCAGGGAGTCGAATGCTGCAGCAGTGACGCGGGTATCGCCGAGGTGGATCACCTGGGCCAGCTGGCCGGTCTGCGGGTGCGGGGTGCCGGGCAGCCGCATGACCCTGGAGGGGTTCTTGAGGGTGCGATCGGCGTCGGCGTAGTCGAGCAGGCGGGTCTGCAGCTGGCGCCAGGAGTCGGTTGCGATGGGCTCGGCCAGCACCCAGTAGGAGTGGATGGATTTGCCGCCGGTGTCGACCTGGATAGTGGGCTCGGGCAGGCCCAGGTCCTGCCAGGCGGTGAGCTGCCAGTCCTTGGGCTTGTCGTCCCACTCAAGAAAGAGGGCGATGCACTCGGTGATGTCGGCGTCCTTGTCGCCGCCGTTGTTCACGACGACGTAGACGCCCCGGCGATCAGCGACCCAGGACTCGACCAGGGCCTTGGTGGGGTCACCCTTGGCGCCCTTGTCGTCGTCCTTGCGCGGGTCACCCTTGGCGTAGAAGCCACGCAGGCGGATCGATCCCTTGGGCTTGCCCAGGGCCGCAAGAAATTGGCGTGCGGCGTCGAAGTCTGGCGATACAGTTTGCATGTCCTAGCGGCGGTCGGGACTGGGTCTGCGCTCCCCACGCAGGCCCACACATTTCAGCTCGTCGTCGGTCGGTTCTGGGAACCATTCGGCGAGCTTGCGGAAGAAGCGAAGCAGGTGTTCAGACGCCTCGGAAGGGTTCTGTTGCGATTCGCAAAGCCTCGGCGTCGGAGCGCACGATGTCGGCGATACCGCCGGCGTTGCGGATGTGCTCGAGGAACCTGCGCTGCTCGGGGGTGGCGCGGCCGGTGGCTGTCTTGATCTCGAATGCTGTGAAGACAGCGACGCGAGCGCCCACCATGTCTGAGGTGATCTCGATGGTGCGATAGCCGATGAGATCGGAGCCGCCTGGAGAGGCGACGCCGAACTGAACCCAGCGGCCGGTGCGCGGGTCGGGGAGCTTGCCGGAGTTGTTGCGCCAAACACGGAATCCGGGAAGAGCGCCAACTGCGAGACGGATTCTTTGCTGTAGGTCGGTCTCATGGTTGGCCATCGAGCG